TAGAATCGTCACCAGACTCGCCGCTACTGCAGTGCCGTACCAGCCACTCGGGTTGCCCCCATTCACGATGAAGACGTCTCCAAGGATACACACCAGCCTGTCACCGAATGAGAGGAGAAGTAGCCTCAACTCCTCAACGTCGTCGTCAGGCATACCTGCGGCCACACTCAACCTGATTAGGATCAAGGTGATCGCGTCCATAAACTGGGTCGAGGTGCATCCGTCTTGCATCTCCAGGTCGCCATCAAAACACCGCCCATCACGCATGCGCTCATAGAGCCTCTCAGCATCTAAACCGTAGATGTTCATCCCGATAGACATTTCATATAGCGCCTTGTTGGCCTTGATCGATCCTGCAAGCCATCCCAGCAATCGCTTCAGCTTTGTCGAGTGTATCGTCGGACCTACTTCCAGTATCCTCTGCCTGCACTCCTCGGCTTTCGTCGCAGAGATCGCCTCAGCCTTGACGCAGTCATTGATGACCACGCCGGGTATCTCTCCGCGACTGAGACTCTCAGTCACCAGCTCCATGTCCGTGGCGAGATTCGGCTCGATCTTCCAATCACCATTGTCTTGTTTCTCCAAGTAGCTACTCTTCTTGCTATTATAAGGAGGACCCGTCGAGGTGGCTAGGTTCGTCTTCGTCAGTTCACCTGTCCCCGAGAAAGCTTCAGCATACGTGAACTTCACGTAGGGTTTTTGAGCTCGCAGCATGCTCTCAATCGGGCTAAGATAATCTTCTACCGCCCAGTCTAAAGCCCTCTGATCCCCGCGGATATTCTTGCGTCTAGTCAGGACTTGCGTGAACGGTGAGGTTATTTCATCACCGTTTCTCTTCTCGATCAATTTCGTGGGGTTAACGTAGTTCGTGGAGATACCTCGGTCTGCCGCAAACATGACCACCCTGTCTTTGAATGGCGTGTCCATGACATCGCTCGTGAACTTCCTGGCACGGAATCCCTTGATCGTCCCGACCATCAACACCTTCGCCCCAGCTTTGACTGCGCTGTTGACGTGGGTTCGCGCAAAGGTGCCGACCACCTCGAGATCGCTTCCTGGCCCCATCTGGCCGGGCTCCCTCAGCAGACCGCTCTGGTAAGCTACTACATCAGTAGAACGACGGACGCCACCAACA